AGTTGTTTTCCTATGATTTTAGACTCTTACAAGAGTCTAAAATCATCTGCAAACAACTGTACAGTATTTTGCAAATGGTTTTAGAGGCTAAATTACTTTACAAATACTCCAGAGTTGTTTTCCTCAAAAAACAATTTTACAGTAATTTGCAAATGATTTTAGACTGTAAAATTACATTGCAATGTTTTGGATGGCGACTTTTGTTTCGTGCTCAAAAAAAACGAACGTAGAATGTATTTAATAATCGGGCGTTTATTATGTATATAAAAGACATGAGATAACATATTAAACACAACAAATACAGTTGAATTACCCCGTTTTTAATATAGTAAACATATAATTTTACAAGATTAAAATTATATTTTTTTCTAAAGCACTATTATAATATGGGAGGAGGATTAATGCAATTAGTTGCTTATGGCGCACAAGATGTGTACTTAACAGGCAGCCCTCAGATTACCTTTTTCAAGGTTGTTTATAGAAGACATACTAATTTCTCAACAGAGACTGTTGAACACCCAATAGATTCTGCCAAACCTGGTGGAAGACACTCCGTTGAAATATTAAGAAACGGAGATCTTGCGGGCAAGATGTACGTTAGAGTTGGGTTACCAGAAATTCTTAGTGACAGACTCACATACAGTGCTGATCCTATTGCAAACACCAAGGTTGCATGGGTCAGACGTTTGGGACACGCTTTGCTCAAGACTGTTGAGATTGAAATCGGTGGATCCAAGATCGACAAACACTACGGTGTTTGGTTAGACATTTGGTACGAGTTGACTCACACTGACTCCCAAACCCGCGGTTACAGCGAGATGATTGGAGACGTTTCCGAGCTTACAACATTGACCGGCGCGACATCTAACAGCACAACTGAGGTTGTTTTACCGGCCAAGACATTGTACATTCCGTTACAGTTCTGGTTCTGCAGAAACACTGGTTTGGCTCTTCCATTGATTGCTCTTCAGTATCACCAAGTACGTTTGTATGTTGAGTTTGAGGAGATCAGCAAGCTTTTGATGTGGTCTGGCTCCGCCGCTCCATCAACATCAAACTTCACCTTCGATGATGCTGGTGTGATGGTTGATTACTTCTACCTCGACTCTGAGGAAAGAAGAAGATTCGCTCAGGTTGGTCACGAGTATTTGATTGAACAGGTTCAATTCCCATCTGAGGAAACCTTGACATCCAACTCTTCCAGCTCAAGCTTCACCCAGAAGTTCAAGCTAGACTTCAACCACCCGTGTAAGGAGATTGTCTGGGCTGCTAAAGTCGGTGCATTCAACGGTGAAGGTAACAGAACTTCATTGTCTGGATCAAGAGGCAGATTCTTATGCTACACTGAAAAGAGCGATGCCGATTCATGGACTGATGCTCTTAACTACGCTGCCAGAAACTTGGCCAACGGTATGATTTACGTCGAAACCGCTACTCCAACCAACACTGGTGCCACTTGGGAACAAGTTTACTTTGATTCTGATGTTGCCGATGATACTACTGGTCTTGCGTCATTCACTGACTCTGCTGGTACAATCTGGAACTTCACAGTTACTAATAACGGTGGCGCTACTATCAACTCTGGCACTGCAAGCACATATTTGCAGCCAATCTTTATCAACACAACAGCAATGATGAAGAATGGTGTGTCTCTTGGTGACTCATTGGTAGAAGTTAATGTAGACCTAGTTGTAGCGGCTGTTGCATCAAACGTCATTACCGAATTGACTATTAACAATTCTCCATTTACTTGCTTAACCGGTGGTTCATTGGCTTACGATGCTATAACTGTTGTATCACACAGCTTGAACCTTGCCGATGTTTCAGTGCCAGTTGAAGACTTCACTGATTCCAGAGCGCACAAGATTGCCAGCTCATCTGCCAAGAGCAAGTGGGACGTTGTAGTAATCCAACCCAACAACTACGGTCTTAGACTCGATGGTAAGGGTAACCCAGTCAACGAGGGTAACATCCAGTTGAACGGTCACGACAGATTCGCCGTTCAGGGAGGTGGATACTTCAACTACTTGCAGCCCGGTGATGGTCGTCACACTCACTCCCCGGCGGATGGTGTGAACGTATACTGCTTCGGCTTGCACCCAGAACAACACCAGCCATCTGGCACTGCGAACTTGTCAAGAATCGACACCACCTTGTTGGTATTGAAGTTCCTCGACAGCCAGAGAGTGAACAGAACCATCAAGTTGGACTACACAACTGATACCAAGTTCTACATCTTTGCCTTGTCTTACAACGTCTTGCGTATTATGTCGGGTATGGGCGGATTAGCATACAGTAACTAGACATTTGGGACAGAAATGTTGGACAAAATCTGGAATTATTTATGTATTATTGTATATTTGATACAATTATTTTATTAAATTAATAAACAAATATATTTTATTAGTTATGTTTCTTTTTGAACTCTTCTATGAGACGCGTGTATTTTTCTATCAAATTTGGGTTTTGTTTTTTAATGGCATTTTTGAGTGCCACCTCGTATGAGTGTAACTCGATATAGTCTTTGTCGTTATACTTTTTAAGTTTCTCTTCTCTCTGTTTTTGTTTTCGTAATCTATCACGTTCACGAATTTCATCTTGTGTAAGTTTTTTTGGTTTCAATGCACGAGCGTTCATTATATTTTCCAGTTCCAATTCTGTCAATGTAACTCCCTGTCGTAATGATTTTTCTTTTTCGCGTTGACGTTGTTTCCTCAGTCTATCCACTTCTTTTTTATCTATTTGTTGTTTTTGTTGAACAGGTTTATTTTTGTTTCTATATGCTTGTTTTCTTAATTTTTCATATTCGCGATGTTCATCGGTTGTCATTTTTCCCTTGTTTTTATTTTCTTTTAAACGGCGATCGACATGTGTAATATTTTTTCTATTATCCAGTAATTTGTCTAAATCATCAAATCTACGTTCATTTATTGCATTAATAACATTTTTAGAAGTTTCCACATCGTCCAAGTTATTTGCTGCACGTGCTCTCAAATTACGTTTATAGTATCTACTTAACAACACCGTTAGTTCTTCTTCAGTATATTTGCACTTTTGTACCACAGTATTTTTAGTAAATATCTTGTGTATATTGTCTAAATATCCTCCAAGATCTGCAATTGTTATGATGTTCTTTTTGGATTGGGGAACACATTTTTTAAATTTGCAATATATGAGATAAATTTTATGTATAAAATCACCAAAATCATACTCTTTTTTCATATAGTTACATCCGGCACAACATGGCAAACAATTATCAATTTCATATCCTTTCACATTATTTATTCTATCAATACCATTTAAATGTGTGTATGATGTTTTTTTTCCACATATATAACATTTCATTGTACGTAATTTATTGAACTGATCATCTGTTAAAGCAAACGGTATGTTCTTATTTTGCGCTCTATTTTTATAGTATTTGAGTAATACGCTGTGGCTATCAAAAAAACATTCTGGATGATACGCAATATGTCTCAATTCACACAACATCAGATTTGAAACTATATGCATCACCATTTTATAGAATCTGTTATAATCTATATCACTTTTTATCATATTACACATTGTACAACAGGTTACACAATTCTCTTTTAAATAACCCTTATTGTTATCTTTACGATCTATGCCGTTCCATTCACCTTCCTGTTTATAACCACAATAATGGCATTTTTCCGTTATCATCTGTTTAAATTCATCAATTGTTAACGACCATTCTATCCTCATATTTTCGGCGCGATTTTTATAAAATTTATAACGAGCATCTGGATCTAATCGTTTTTGTTCATTTATTATAACCACTTTATCTTTGTTTTTATCGCGCCATTGTTTAGCAACCTTTGCATTGTGTGCATTTACATTCTCAACTCCCTTTTCATTTATCTTTTTAGCTCGATGTTTTGTATAATATTGTGTCATTTTATCATGGTTGTCCGCTTTCCATTCATCCTTCTTCTCTTTTCTCTCAGGATTATTTTGCATTTCTTGTGTCCAATTGCGTGAACGTCCAGAACGTTTTTTATCAGCTCTCTTGTTCGCTTCCCTACAAGTTGTACAAGTCATAACCTGTTGTCTTTTATCGCCAACAAAAGCGGACAATGGATACGGCTTCACACACGTCGAACAATATCTTTTATTAACATCATTATTTACATTGACAGTTTTTGTCTTTGTACGTTTTAACAAATCTTTCTCTCGTTCTATTTCTCTGCATTTGTCACATCTTGCAAATTTTATATTTTTGTCTATGAGATTCCAACATCCCCGTATATGGTTGTTACAAACTTTTTTACCAGTTGTCCCTTCTAGAGTCAACTTCTTAAATTCTGTTTGATGTTTACCACAATAGCCATTTTCTGTGCTTTTAAAATTGCATTTGACAGACTTACATTTTGTCACATCTGGCGGTTTAGATCCGTTCTGTTTTTTGTTCATAACTTATTATTTTTAATAAAACATTAAGTGTAAACATATATTACATCAACTTTTGATGCATAGACAAAAAATGAAGAATGTGCAACACTTAGGCAGTGCTAGGCAGGTTCGGCGTCACAGTGGGTGCATCTGATGCGGGTGCATTCACTGATGGTGTGGCGGAGGGAGTTGCAAGGTCATCGTCATCGTCATCAAGATTGCTGTTGAGGAGACCACCGAAAGCGGCCAGTCCACCGAGACTGCCAGCTCCAGAAGTGAATCCCAACAGTGTCATGAATGCCTTCATGCTTGAGTCCGGAATGGACAGACGCGTGGATGCAGCAACTGCCTTCGAGTCGGTGACAACGTCTGGAACGAGCCCGTACAGCAGAGTAAACAGCTCAGTTCGAAGCGCTGCATCCGGAGCAAAAGATGATCCGGACAAGAAGGTTGCGAAGAGATCACGCACTCGCGCAGAACGATCAATGATCGAACTATAAAGTGCGTTGTCGACAGTCGAACCTGGCGACTGAACAGCGTCAGCTGCGGGCTTCGCCTGACAACTGTAGAACATGATCACACCAAGAGCCTCGGGATGCAAGTACTGATACTCTGCAGCAGGCTCCCACGCCTCCTTCATGGAAGTAGACGTGTGGAACTTTCCAACGATGTATCGAATGTCCTCCAGAACACGCGATGAGTCAAACCCACTAGTGAACAGCTTCGTCAGTAGATACCACTCAGTCGTGATTGTCAGGTTCTGAACGAGAGTGCGCTTGGAGCCGCCACCGCCGGCACACCCCTGACAAGATGAGGTGCCACAACCCCCCATACCTGCGGGGAAGTTGCCAGCAATAAAGTTGTTCCACTTCTCTTGAAACAGAGTGGTTGCGTGCGACAAAAGGGTGTTAAGTGCACTTGCAGAGAGTGGTGCTGGATCCGCAACACTTGGTGCCAGCTGATCAACAGCAGACACAGCAACGGGAGATGCGTTCGAGAAATCAACTTCAAGGTCAGTCATTTGATGTTATGATCCAAATATTTTATAGTCACGTCAGTAATTGTGTTTTTCAATTTTTGAGAGCATTGAAATAAAGTTTCAATACTCAGAAAAATGATAAAATCGAATTTATATGAGCTATTTTACAATTTTTGAGAGCATTGAAATAAAGTTTCAATACTCAGAAAAATGATAAAATCGAATTTATATGAGCTATTTTACAATTTTTGAGAGCATTGAAATAAAGTTTCAATACTCAGAAAAATGAGAGCATTGAAATAAAGTTTCAATACTCAGAAAAATGAGAGCATTGAAATAAAGTTTCAATACTCACATAAAATAATAAAATCGAATTTATATGAGCTATTTTACAATTTTTGAGAGCATTAAAATAAAGTTTCAATACTCACATAAAATAATAAAATCAAATTTATATGAGCTATTTTACAATTTTTGCTATTGAGAATCTAATAACAGGTTCAGATCATCCCTACATGATTTTATAACATCATGGTCCAATACATTTTTAACACCTTTTACGTTATCCAACAATTTGAATACTGATATGTTATTATGAGGTTCCTTTAATACAACACACCCACCTAGTTTTGCAAATGTTGTGTCAAAATTGTAAATTCCATTCATTATAGCTATTTTTATTATAGATAATGAATGTTTATTTTCATGAAGATGTAATCCCACAAGTCCATCACGCACATCGCGAATATCTTTGAGAATGCGTTGCATCATATATTCATTCATTCCAGCAGATGTATCAGACAACATTAAATCATCAATCAAATGAAGTGGTAACCTTTTTATAAATTTACCGACGTTCATATACATTGGAAGTCTTGTGATGGGACAAGTAGAACAGCACGATATATACACTCTTGTGTGTTTAATTCCAGCTTTTTTTGCATATTCCAACGAGTCTGCTATTTCTTTCACGGATTCATCGACAGTGATTCCCATATTTAAACCACAAAATTCTTCTGACATAGTTGTTACTAAACCAAGTGATTCCGGCTCTATGTGATTTATCGTCCGTAATATATTTTTCTTACCTATTGCCAATAATCCGTATTTGACATCATTATGTTTTTTAATAGAACGATATACTATTTCACTATCTTTCATTTGAGGTACATGTCTTGCAGAAACAATGCTTCCAACCTCTATATATCTATATCCGGCATTCGACAATTTGTCGATCATAGATATTTTTGCCGATGTGTCAATGGTTTGTTTTATTCCTTGTAAACCGTCTCTCATAGTCACATCACCTATATTAAACATATTATTACGCAACGACTGAACATTGTATTCTGGGAGGGGATATTTATGTGTTTGGTGAGACTGAAACATATGTCGTACAACAACTGGAATGCGTGTAGTTCTGTTTAGCATATTGTATCATATAAATTTAAATTGATATCAATGAATGAATTGTATCAATTTTTATTGGGAGTTATAAATAAAATCTATGGAGAATCTGGCGTTTCATAATAATCGTCAAGATCTGGCGATACGTGCCCAGTGGAGAAATCATCTGGATCTGGTGTACGAGTATCAAACCATCCATCGTCTGAGTAATTGTCTGATTGTTCATTCGGCTGATACGTTTTGATGAACTCTATAACTTCATCCGACGACGAAAAGTCGTGAATGTTATCGTATTCAGTTTCACAACCATCAATATTGTCCACTATGCTGACACGGAAAAAATCATCAGTTTCAGTGCCCAATACAAAATGAATGTATGCTGATATGTTATACTTGTCGATAACAACATACAAAAATTGACCCCTTGTATTTAGTTCACAATAGTGAGAATTAAGAGATTCAGCAATCTCTGAAAGCCTGGTGCAACTTGCCTCGTAATTCTCGATAAGTTGCGCTTCCATTTGTCAAAAAACTGATATTCAATACGTGTCACAATAAAAACATAATTCAATTTTTATGATTTTAATTTTTTCAGATAGTTTATGATATTATTATTTGTCATGACATCATTAATGACAATTTGATTATGATTTTTTAAAAGATAGATGTTTATAAAATTATAAGCGAGTGATATGTGTTCACAATTTTTAGCACCTGTTATCAATACAGAGCCTTTTTCAAAAACGAAGATAGATATAACCTTATCTGGATGATTGTATTTTACATTTACACATGCATGAACAACAGGATCATATGTACATGTAAAACCATCGGCGAGTAATTTATGATAGAGTTTTTCTCTGTCTATTTTAAATGGTACTTTGAACCCACTATTTATCATCTCCACTCTAATATTTCTTACATTACGTAAATCCACTGCATCCAAAGATGACACAAAGGGTTTTTCTACTATTTTCATTGTTTTGTAATCAATGATTGCCTTAACTTTTTTTAATTCAATAAAAATTTGTTCAAGTGCATCTATTGCATTTTCAATAGTTTTACATCCCGTCATTTGAATTGATCCATTGTAAAATAGTTTTACATTGATTGGTTTTTTTAATTTGCTTGCAACATTAACGCAAACAGATACTTGATTGTAAAATATCTTTTTTTGTTTTTTTGATTTCTTTGTTCTCTTTTGTGGAATAATAGATCTGTTGGTCAAAGGATCACCATATCTACCATGGCTTACTTTTACAATTCTACCATTTGTTATATCGACATAGCGAGCTATATTAACGGCGTTAAAATTAATATCCATATCACAAATAACTGTCATGGTTGCAATACCCACTTCTGTTGGAAGCTTGATCAATGAAAGAGATCTGGTTATGTCATATTTTAATTTGTCTCTTGGTGTAAGTGCATCAGTTGCCATTCTGTCGTTATTTATCATATATAAATTTTAATATCTATTGAATTTTTTTCAACTTTTAATTGTATATAAATGTTGAATAACAACAACGATATATGCAAAGCAATAGAACTACTGGAAGAAGCTCTTAAAAACGATATTTTTGGAATAGTTTCCACCAACAAATTATCCGATATGAATTTCAAACAGATTAAAAAACTAGTTAATATAAAACAGAGTTCACAAAAAATATCGAGCGATCGTTTTATTACAAAATATCTCCAAAAAGAAAATCGTGTAGCATCTGATTCAAAACTATTCTCAACATCTGATTCAAAAATATTCTCAGACAAACCACCTGTTAAAAGCGAAGAATCATTAATGTCAATTAAAAAAGTATCTAGCAAAGATATTAAAGATATAATAAATTCCCATGTTTTGTAATACGATATTTAATGTAATTAGTGCGCTCATATTCAATAATATTTTCATAATAATAATTTATAATGAAAATATTGTCATGGGATGTAGGAATTAAAAATCTTGCTTATTGTCTTTTGGAAAGGACAGAAGATAAATTTTATATTAAAAAGTGGGGAATAATAAATCTTGTTGATGATAGAGCCACTTGTGATTACACACTTCGAAATGGTAGAGTTTGCGGTGCAATCGGAAAGTTTAAGTCTTTAGATGAACAGATGGCCGAACACATAATATGTAAAGCACACAAAGAAAAATTTGTTCCATCCATAGTTGAATCAAATGAATGCAAATGTGAAAAATGTGGAAAGACAAGTGATTTTTCACTATCAATGAGAAGTGTGGGTTGGTGTAGTACACATGAAAAACTCTCTAAAAAATGCATGACAAAGTTTAAACCAAAAAAGATATCAGATCAGGGATGTATGAAATATCCTATTCAAACGTTGTCAACAACATTATTTTCTAAATTAGATACTTTTCCTGAATTTTTAACGGTCGATGAAGTTCTTGTGGAAAATCAACCATCACTCCTTAATCCAACAATGAAAACAATATCCGCGGTCCTATTTTCATATTTTGTTATAAGAGGATTCACTGACAAAGACAGAACAAAATCGAAAATCCAAAATGTAAAATTTACATCCCCAACCAACAAACTCGAAATAAATAAAACCAAAACAACAAAAGAACTTGGCGAAGCTAAAAATAAAAGAAATAAATATGATATAACGAAAGGACTTGGTTTGTTATACTGTAAATATTTAATAGATGACAAAGACTTGAAAACGTTAAATGAATATACAAAAAAAGACGATATGTGTGATGCTTTTCTTCAAGGTTTCCATCATATGTTTAAAATTATACCCGATGAATATGTAAAAAAACTAGAATCAATACCGGATAATTTACTGGTTGTTAAAAAGCCTAAACGGGCAACAAAAAAAGAAATTGTTGAGACATGCGATGATGACGACATTGAAGAAGAATCCCTTGAGAAAGTTACATCTGGTCCAAAACCCAAAACGAAATTGAAAACACAAAAAAATATCGAGGAAAAACCAAAAAAGAAATCAAAATAGAAAAATTATGAAGTTGATTGATAAGCCTTGCCCTTTTTAACGTTTTTTTTAGGAATCAATTCCATATTATCATCAATTGATGTTGATTTTGCATTTTTTCTTGTTGACAACGACACAGGAAAATCCTTTGATGTTTCTTCTATCAAAGATATTAATGGTATAACGGGAGGAATGTTCATTTTCATATCTCGTTTACACATCACAGATGAATTTCTGAAATCGGTTGGTGTTATTGGTCCACCAAATCTTCCCAATAATTCTCGTTTTGGAGTACAAGTTATGTCTTTATCATTTTTGAAGATGGTATTGTAAAATTTTTTAAGAAGACTGTTTCTAACAGGTGTTCTATAATCATCCAAACTAATGTTATATGCCATTGCACAACTAAAACAACAAAAGCATCCAAAAACATAATAGGTGTCTTTAAAAAATCTGTCTGGAAGAAAACAAGGCAATGTATCAAAATTATATGCACACCACCAACAACAAATATCTGTCTTTTCAACTATAACAGATTTGTTATTATCCATGGATATTAATTTCAAATCCAAAAAACTTTTTTTGTTTTCTTTTGTTGCAGATATCACATTGTCGCATGCAGAACCAATCTTGAGATCTTCTATACTTTTCTTTAGATGGGCTATTAATGCATCTTTACGTTTTAATTCGGAGATAATATCATTCATATTAAATTTTTTATCCGTATTATAATCTTTAGAAATAGTTTTGATGCTCGTGCACGATTCTGATTCCGTTCCCTTCATTGTAAAAACATTTTTTTCAGATCCATCATCATCTCCAAGAGGCAACTGTAATACTATTTCTTCATTGCTTATTTCAAATGAGCTCATATCAAAGTTTTTATGTGTTTTTTGCTGTATTGTGTTTTTTCTTGGTCTTCCTCGTTTACGTGGCTTCTCATCGTCTTTATTCATATTGCCTGTATTATATTATACTAGTCTTTAAACGATATTTGAGTGAATGTTATCAATTCAGTTTTTTTGATGAGAATATATGATCTTTAATCATATATTCATAGCCAAAAAAATATGAACAATGAAACAAAAAGATGTTCTCAGTTTTTGTAAGATTCTAATTTACTAATAGGCTCAGTTCTTGATAAAATTAAATGGTCTTTTGTATTTTTCATTAAACATTAAATTAAAATCTGAATAGTGTTTATATAGAGTTCAATGGATGCATATAAATTAAAAAATTATATATCTGTATGCAAAAGACTTGATATTTCGAACATCGAAACATTATTAAATAATATAAAAGGAGGAGGCAACCTTTTGGAGATTATAAACTCTTATAAAATAACTGATGATGAACTCGACAGCACAAAAAAATTATGTGATCTTTTAGATTTAAACACCCTCAAAAGCATATATGCAGATTATCATATCATAGTTGGTGGAAAAAGAGGAAAAAGAGGAAATGGAAGGAAAAAAAGAAGAAATGCAAATGCAGATGCAACTAGAGCTGGAAAACAGGGGTATCAACATAAAAAGGAAAATAGGAGACAACATAAAAAGGGTAAGTCTGGGAGCGATACCGATACGGATTCTTTCTCTTTTTCTAAATCGGAAACAACGAGCGATGGCCAAGGAAAACAACGACTCACGAGATCTCAAAAAAAACAACAAAAACGTGAAAAACGTCAAAAAGAAAAAGAAGCAAGAAGAGAAACTATGTCATCAAGTTCAGAGGGAACACAACAGAGTTCATCTGATGGTTCAACTTCTACACAAAGCAGATCGGCCAAAAAGAAAGAACGAAAAAGACAACGTTTAGCAGAACAACAAGGAGATCAACAGGGACTTCAAGGCGATCAACAGAGACCGAGAGGTTTACGTAGACAAATGGGAGATATTATTGATCTATCTGGGTTATCAGATTTAACTGATAGTAATACATCACTATCAGACACGTCCGATGATGTACCAGAGTCCACACAACTTCAGTCCAGAACTCATACAACTTCCGCAAAATCGGGATCCCATCTTAAGAGAACTACGGAATCCATGGCACACGATCTTTTAAAGACAGGTTTGAGTTCTGGAATCCAAGGATTAAAAGGGAGTGACGAAGCATTTAAAAGTGAACTTCGCAAACTAATACAATCAACTTTGAGAGAAACTGTGTCAGAGGTTTTGACAGAACAAGTTGCACCAGAACTTGAAGAGATAGTCAAATCAACAATGGAAGATCAAAAAGGGGGCTTTGATGAAGCAACAGATAAAAAAGAAGATATTAAACCTATTGCTTCAACGTCTGATTCACCAGTGGCACCAACAGATAAAAAAGCTAAGGTTACGTACGAAACACTTTATGATCACAATAAAATAGTGCAATTGGGATCAGATATATGTTATTGTACAGCAAATGGCAAATGAGTTTGTAGTTTTGCTCCAAAATTGTTTTAAAAACAATTGTATAGTTGTTTGCAGATGATTTTAGACTCT